AGGGTCTATACTAAGCCTGATGGATCTACTTATACACAAAGTGCGGTTCCTGAGGATGTGAAACAGGCTTGCTGTGAGGAAGCGCTGGCTATCCTAAAATATGGGAATACTTCGCGGTATAAGCTTAAGCTTGAAGGTGTTGCGAACTTTAGCGTCGGGTCTATAAGTGAGACTTTCGATGGCAAAACACCTGCACTACTTAGTAAAGAAGCTGCCCGCATTATGAAAAAATATCTTGGTAAAAGTTATGTGATGAGGCGGTAATTATATGGTTGTTACTACACCTTCATCCATATCCTTTTACTTGAATACGCCGGTTGTCCTTACCGACAGCAATAGTGAATATTATGGGACTAGCCCTTATTATTCTACGTCCGTTAATTTAATGGTGCGCTGGGAGGATCTTACAAAAGAGATTGTGGGTCTGAATGAGACTTATGAGCCGATTAATGCAGTTGTAAGTTCTGAGGCCTTCATCGATTTTGATTTGACTTATAAGTTGCGGTTTTTCATAAAGGATGGAAAGCCGTACTGGATCAAGCAAATGAAGGTTGTGCCTAATCTGGATGGCGGCATAGATTATTATCAGTATTTTGTGGTCAGGATAGCTCATTTGCCGTAAAACTTTTTCATATTACTTATAATAGTTATAAGTTCTTTTCTGGAATTGGGAGCTTATAATTGTTGGGGTCTGCCATCCCCATTTTTTTTTATAGAAAAAAGTAATACTTTGGGAGAAAAAAACATGACCGTGAATATGGATGCGGCGATTTGTTTCAAATTGGAGTCTGCCTTGAAGGACTTCCTGGAAGATATGGCCACAAGCAAGGACATGTCACTTTCCGCATATTGCAGGTATGTGATAGATATTGGTTTAGATGAAATATATGAAAGAAATTTGAATGTGAGAGAATTGGAAATATAATTATAAAAAAGAAATAATATTAATTGCATAAGGGCGCTACGAACGCTCCTATGCATTTTTAAAAAGAGGGTCTTATATATGGTAAATGAACTTAGTAGTATAAATACTTTTTGGTCTATTTTTGACCAGCCAATTTGCATCGATGGAAAGCCGATCCCCAGACCTGAAATGGGCTACAACGAGGAACTTTTGCGGAAATATTGTCCCTGGCTATTCTTACCGTAATTTATAAATACTAGAAGCACTTCAGATAAACCATAGCGAATGCGAGCGTAGCTCGCATGAGCGTACCGTAGCTCGCATGAGCGTAATTAGAACTTGAATATGAAATAAATTATAACGAGAAATAAATTATGACTGATGAAATACAAGAATTCGATCCTATATATAATTATATAGGAAAAATAACCAGGCTTAGACATAATGAAAGACAATATCAAGCTAAACTGATTGCTATCAAGGGCAATGAGCTTTGGTTTGAAGCTAAGAATGGTAAACAGTGGATGGTAAATCGAAGCGAACTTCGATTTATTGAATTGGTCGGAAATCAGGTGTAAACATGCCATCTGATTTTGAAAGCCGCGTGGAAGCTAAGGCTAAAGAAATTATCGAGGCTGGCACTTCTTATGACTATATTCTGGATGTTTGGAAAAGCAGACATTTTGGTGCTGATATAGTTGGAAAAGTATTATTAATAAGTGTTGGACCGGGTAGCATTAAGAATTCCAAGGGGATCCACGTCCAAATTTGTGGTAAGGCAGGATCTGGCAAAAGTGACGCTGCTATTACGATGAGCAAATTAATAGATCCTAAATTTGTTTTAAATAGTGATGTAACTCCACAGGCATTATTTTATCCAATTGAAGGCTTTGTAGATAGTAGTGTCGTCTTTATAGATGATATAGTCTGGAAGAGCGACTTAGGCGCAAGTGTAAAAAAAATTACAAGTAAGTTTCAAGATGGTGCTGATAGAACTGTTACAACTGACGGAATAGGTAAAAAACAGTTTAGTAAAAAGAGATTAACGTTTTGGGTTACTAGCGTCGATAGTCAAGCCGATGAGCAAATCCGAGATCGCTTTATATTAGTCGAAAGTGATAGTAGTGCTGCTCACTTAGCAAAGTGTTTGGAGATGTTAAAAGCTAAAGATGCTGGCGAAACTACTTCAGTGAAAGAATCTGAATTTGAGACTGCGGTTTGCCATTATATAATTCGGGATATAAAGGAATTTTTCGACGATTTCGGCGAAGTTATAATACCCTTTGCCAAAAATATCGAATTTGAATATGATCTGAGAGCCTATACAATGTTTAGCGACATGGTAAAGAGCTTTGCAGTGTTTGCTAAAGGGGCCAGACAATTCGATGAAGATTGCAGATTGGTGGCTACTGAAGAAGATTTTCACCGAGCTGTAGAACTTTTTACTGAATTTGGTGGACATAGTGCTGATAAATATACAAAGGCTGAATTAAATTTCTTGGAAATGCTAAGTTTTAATGGTTATCGAGCTACTAAGGCCGAAATGTGCACACTAACAGGTAAATCAATGGGATATATTGGCGATTTGTTGACTGGCCGAGGAAAAGGCGATCAGCAAAAACATGGCCTGTTTTATAAATGCAGTTCACTGACTACTGATGGGAAGAGACCTTATACTTTGATTTTGCAAGAAGATTGGGCAAAAGAAATAGGCACTGGTAGTAAGATCACTTTGAAGAGAAAGACGTAGTTTCGCGTATAATACGTTTTAGGGGCAAAAATCGTTATTAGTAGATGGATTTTTCAAATAACGTTTTTCAAATAAAAAACGTAGTAAAAACCAATAGCGAGCGAGCAAAAACGTAAAAAACGTATGTAAAAGGAGATAAAGAATGTAGGAGTAAGAAAAATTTTGACTTATACTTACTATCTCCTTATCTCCTTTTACATACGTTTTTTACGTTTTTATATTATATATATATATTATATATATATATAGTAGTTAGTAGTTAGTGGTTTTGAAGAAAAATTTTGAATTTGAAAAACGTAAAGTGAATTACGTTTCAATTACGTTGCTACGTTTTCGTAAAAGTGAATAATGGCTACTTATATTGAATAGGAATTATATTTATGGTTTGTACTGTTGAGCAAGAAGCAACCATTATGGAATATTTGAGGGCCGGTAAGAATGCGTCTCAGGTAGCGAAGCTTATCGGAAAAGATAGGGGCTTTGTGATAAGGGTTGCTAAGAGGTGTGCAACCGAACTTGATATTGACATTAATGAGTGGTTGCGGAAGGATGCTGATGCCTTGAATAGCAAGACGAGCAAGGCTTTGACTGCTTGGACTAAATATCGGGACAGTGATAAGCGGCAAGAACTGTTAAGCAAGACGCTGGACAAGATGGACCAGCTATTGGAAAGTTGTGAGGATACTAAGCAGTTGCGGGACCTTTGTGTTTGTGTGGGAATACTTGTCGATAAGTTTGCGGTAGAGCAAGGCAAGGGCGACGATAAAGCTAAGGCGGCATTAGTTGAGATGTTTGAAAAGATGGCAGAAGAGAATAAAGAACAATGAGTGCTTTAGTGGTGCCCGTGGGTAAGCAACGGGACTTTATCCTAACGAAACCTGCCAGGATTAACTTGCTGACTGGAAGTGTGAGATCTTCTAAAACGTGGGCTGTTAACTTAAAGGTTCTTAAGGATATAGTAAGTTTACCTGATGGAAATATACTATTCGTGGGTAATACTGGCACTAGCTTATATAGGAACGTTTTAAGCCAGATAAAGGATTTGGTTGGTAAGGCTAATTTCGAGATGCATTCTGGCAAAAAGGAGTGCGAGATATTTGGTAGGACGGTCTGGATTGAAGGCGCAGATAATGTAAGTTCCTACAAGAAGATCGAGGGTGAGTCCTTGTTGATGGCCTACATTGATGAGTGGACCACGATTCCTGAAAGCTTTACTAATATGCTGTTGAGTAGGTTGAGCGATCCTGGAGCACGCTTGTATGGGACCTGTAATCCTGAGACTCCGCGGCATTACATTTATAAGAATTTTATTCAGAGGGCTGATGAATTAAATATAAATGTCTGGAAGTTCACTTTAGATGATAATCCACACTTGCCAGAGGATTATAAAAGGGACCTTGAAAAGGAGTATCCCAAGGGCACTGTCTTTTATGATCGGTTTATTTTGGGCAATTGGGTAGCTGCGGAAGGAAGGGTATTCGGACTGTTTAATAAAGATAATTGTAGGAGTCCACCCAAGGAATCTTACAGTCCAAAGGAGTTAAGGATTGGCGCTGACTATGGCACCCATAATGCTTGCGCCTGGGTGGCTTTAGAGAAATATATATTGCCGGGAAGAGTTAGGCCAACCTGGTTTGTGACAAGAGAATATTATTGGGACAGTGTAGCTGAACACGCCCAGAAAACGGATGCCGACTATTCAAAAGATATGGCAAAGTTTTGTAGCAGCGATTGGGGATATAGCAACAAGCAGGAAACTTTTGGCGTGAGTGGAAAAAGACTTTATGCTAATACGATTGAGGTTGATCCTAGTGCCGCTAGCTTTATTTTGCAATTACAGCGCGATGGATTACATAAGGCTAGGGCTGCCGACAACAGTGTGCTGACTGGTATTAGGAAGATAGCCAGTATGCTTTCAAATGGTGACCTTGTTATTGATAAGGAAAGGTGTCCTGTTCTTGTTAGCGAAATGGAAACTTATACCTGGGATCAGAGTGCCGCGGATCGTGGCGAAGACAAGCCGCAAAAGATAGACGATCACCTAATTGATGCACTGAAGTATGTTGTTAATAGTATATAATGTTTTAAATGTTTTAAAGGAGTTTATAAATGCTTATTGATATGAGTTGGTTGAATGCGTTGAAGCCGTTCCCACCCGAAGAAGAATTACAGAGGCTAAATTCATATGATAAATATAATAATTTCTATGAGGGACGACATGAAGCGGTCTGGGGAGACTTATGGGACCTTGAAGACATACAGGACAGTATTGATTTAGTTGGTTCTTTCTTCTCTCGAAAATATAATGGTAAGAAGCTGCCGATGAACTGGTTTAAGGTAGTGAGCAGTGTTTATGCCGATATGGTGGTAGGAGAGCCGCCAAGGTTTTCAGATGCGAATGGCCAAGATGAATTAACTGGCATTATTAATAGAAGTGATCTACCTATTGTGCTTTATGAGGCCTGTAACAACTTTATTAAGTTTGGCAATGCTGTCCTGAAGGTAAGATTCCAGGGTGCAGGCAGTGCAGAACCAGGTTCCATAATAGAAAATATAGATCCGAGTATTTGGTTCCCGGTAGTCAATCCAGACAACGTAAATGAGTATGTGGCGCATGTCCTTGCTTGGAAATTTAAAGAGCAGATCGGCAGTAGTGTAGCGAATCTGTTGCGGACAGAAGTGCATACTGCTGGCGCAATCGATAATCACCTGTACTGGATGAATGGCGATAAGATAGACCATGAAGTTGAATTAAATATAAGTAGTAAATATATTAATGTTCCTAAACATGTGGATACCGGAGTGCCTTACCCCCTTGTTTTTGTAGTGTCTAATATTAAGAGGCGCAATGACGTATATGGCATAAGTGACTATGAATCCATTGAAAACTTAGTTAAAGAGTTGGAAACTAGAATTATAAAAATAAGTTCCATTCTGGATATTCATAGCAGGCCAGCTATGACTGGACCTGATTCTATGCTGACAACCGACATGGAAACAGGCGAAGAGACAATGCGGCTTAATGGTAGGTTCTTCCCAATAAGACAGGATGAAGGCGCGCCAGCTTATTTGACCTGGGATGGCAAACTGGATAGTAGCTTCCAGGAAATGGACAGACTTGTTAGCATGATTTATGCGGTAACAGATTTGAATCCGGCAGCTATTGGAGACTTTAGTGGGGGAGCGGTTGCTTCTGGCAGTGCATTAAGGCGACTGCTTTTAAGGACCATAAGCCATTGTAATAGAATAAGAGCTAGATTTGACAATCAACTTAAGAAAGCAATTAAGGCGGCATCCATACTTGATGTGCAAGGACGTATTGCAAATAGTGTAGAAGTTGATTTAGAAGTTATTGGTTGGCAGGATGGACTGCCTAGCGATGACCTTGAAAACAGTATGATCGAGCAGACAAGGGCCAATTCTGGACTGACATCAAGATCAAGTTCGATTATGAGACTGGATGGCTGCACGCGAGAAGAAGCCGAAGAAGAGTTAGCCCGTATAAAGCGAGAAGCACCGCAATTAGCAGCAGCAAAACCCTTTCCTATGAGTGGACAAGACATAAGTAATGCTAGTGTGAATGGCGGGATTGAAAAGGCCCCATTAATGCCGGATATTGTAAGTACCCTTAAAGACATAGGATACTTCAAGCAGAACAGTGGTTAAGATGGCTTTTCCTAAAGAACTTCAGGACATGTTGGATAGCATAGTCCTGGAAGACGATCAGGAAGAAGACCCGGATTGGCTAAAAGCTTTGATGCCTTTATTGTTAGCGAAACTAGGTAAAGGCATTAAAGACGCGAATTGGAAGTTGTGGGTAAAGGCATGGCAAGACGCTATACAAGGGGCTTTTGATATGGGCACTGTTGGCGATACAGTTGGAACGGTTGCTCCGGCTTTAGTAGGGTCTGATGCGGCTATTAAATATTTTATGGCGCACGGCATGGAATTAGTGAAAACTTTATCAACGACCGACATCCAAATTCTTAAGGGCCAGATGGTCGAGAATTGGGGCAAGGGCGAGGATGCGTTTAAGGATGCTTTTGAGGATCAATATAAGGGGCCTGCAAGGTTAGACAAGATCTATAGGACGGAGTACGTTCGAGCTCAGAACGAGGGCATTGTGGTACGGGCAAAGGCTGCTGGCCATCGATACAAGATGTGGCGGTGTCCTAACGATGAAAGAAGCTGCCCGGAATGCAGCGCTATGGATTATGAGGTTGTAGGGATCGATGAAATGTTTTCTGGTGGCGTAATGTGTCCGGGACTCCATCCTAATTGCAGGTGCGTCTTAATTAGCGTGGCTGATGAAGACAGCGAAGTGTTTTCAGAAGATGTCGAGCCTATAATAACGTAAATCGTAAAACTTTTTTTAAATCGTTAAGTTGATTAAAAGTTTTTTAGTTGGTATTATATTATGGCAAATAATAAATATAATAATGAAAATCTTGGGAGCGAAGCTCCTAAGATTTTCTCTCAAGCTGAAGTTGACAGGATTGTCAGCGAAAGGCTTGCTAGGCATAACGAAGAAGAACAAGCAGTTAGAAACGAGTTAGCTGAATATAAAAGCAGGGAGAGCAAAAACATTTTGGATGCACTTAAAGCTAAAGTAGCATCTGAGGTTGGGTTGCCAGCTAGTCTAATTGGCTTTGTTCAAGGCTCCGATGAAGCAACTATAAAAGCAAGTGCTGAGGCTCTATTAACGGGTATTGGGCCCGGACCAAACGTAGGTGGATCAAGTAGTCCAGCTGGTGGCAACACCACACCGAAAGTTTACACGAAAGCCGAATTGGAGCAAATGGAACCGGCTGAAAT